GTCGGGTCGGTGGTAACAACCGACTGCGCAAACTGCGGGCTGATCTCCACGGTGTTGACCGCATCCCGTGCGCCAGCAGGTAATGCACGCCGCAGCTGATCGGTCACGAACTCGGATTGCAGCTGCGCGATGCCCTGCAGCTCAGCCGCTGTGATCTCCGTTGCATCGCCCGCCCAGGTGCCGAGGCTGTCCTTTAACTGCGCAAGGATTGCTCGCAGCCTTGCCGCCTTTATAGGTGCAGCAAGTTCGTCGATAGTCCGCAGTTGATTAACCGCATCAATGATGATGTCGTTGTAGGCGTTGATAATGCGCCGCGCAACGCTATTGCTGTACCTGTTCAGGTCGATGGCGTTACGGTATAGCGCTTCTGGTGTGCTCACTGCCCATCAGACGGTAGATCAAGTCCCGCATTGGATGTAGCATCCAGCTCTTCGTCTACGTCAAAGTTATCGCCTAGCACATCGCCTTCAGCCAACTCGCGCAGCAGGGTTTCCTGGCTGATGGTGCCAGCGGTGTAGAGCGATAGCAGCGCAGTAATGTCCTGCGGCTCAAGGCGTGCGCCGAGGAAGTCGCGGTTGACATAGCTACTACCGGCAGCAGTTGCATTGCCGAGGTATTGCGCGTGAAAGTGCAGGCAGTTGTCGATCATGTCCTGCATATTCTGCGCAATCACCATCATGGTGCTATCGCCCTGACTGCGATCGATGCGCTTTGCCTCAGCTGTCTCGGCGCTCAGCTTCTGACCTAGCACTGCGGACAGCCCTAGCTCATTGATCTGCAGCGCAAGCTGCTCAAGCCTGCGGAATTGCGCATCAAAGCTGCGACCGGCTGGCTCGATGTACTCAGCGCGGCCTTCAGCTGGAAATGCGATCGCTTCGCCGGGTCCAGCTGATACCTCTTCGGCTGCTGACGGGAACCCGTAGAACGCCAACATCGGTACCGCCGAGATGTGTAGTTGGTTGTCGAGATCCGACTGCACCTGATAGGTCTTGAGGTTCAACTCTGCAATGTCTTCCAGCGGCGGGCGGGATTCCATGAAGTCATGGCGCTGCGCATAGGCAATGGTGAACGGGATCTGATTGAGGCTCGTGCGGCCTTCGTCGACGACGGTGAACTCACCACTATCGGCCTTGCGGTGGATGCGGTACTCGCCAGGCGTCAGCACACGAACCTGCTCGACGGCCTTCTCGCCAAACTCGCCATCTGGCACCGTGACCACTTCCGCCAGCCGCAGCTGGGTCAGCACCTGCTTGCCTTCTTGCGTCTCGGTGCGCCAGCCAAGGATCTGCCGGGGTGTGTATGCCACCCAGTAGGGTCTGCCGCCATCAGACGGTGCGTCCACCAACGTACCAATGTGGCCATATCGCACCATCTTACGGGCGGCTTCATACGTCCACACGTTGAGGTCATTGCCTTGCAGGTCTACGTCAAATAGCTGTTCACGGATGATGTCGGCGGTGTCATCCAGCCTCACTGGCTTGCGGGTGAGCATGCCCGCCAGCATGCGCTCTAGGCGGATGTAGTACGGCGGACAAACGCTACGGGATAGGCGGTTGTCGTAGGACTCGTCTAACTCGCGGGGCTCCTGCGGCAAGTAGCGGCGATGCTTCTTGCGCATGCCATAGGTGCCCTGCAGTAGATCCTCAATTAGCAGCCAATGCGGCTCCTGCGCATACCAATTCGTATTCGGGTCGTTGACCTTTGCTACGGTGCGCTGCGCTAGCGGCCGGTCATAAAAGTTGTAACCGCTATACACGAGCGCTAGCCGCTGAGAATGCCATCAGTTTACGGCTTCAGTCATTGATGGGCTGTCTAGTAGAGCCTGATGCCAGTACTGCGGCCAGCACCGGCGTGCAATGGGTTGAACTCACGCCACACCAGATAGCCAAGCGCATCATTCATGTGGTCAAAGCCGGCGTCCTTGTCCGGTTCCCCCTTGTCGCTGTAGCTCTGCAGCTCTAGGCACTCGATCAGCCGCTTGCAAGTTTCTGACACTTGCAGCCTGACCTGCCCTTTGCCATTTTCTAGCAACGCCTGCACCGCTGCCACCCGATCACGGACAGCAGGGTTGCTACGTGGTGATTGGTTGGACATGCCATAGGACTCAAGGATCTGGATGTCGGTCTGCGCTGCATTGGTGCTGCGGTTGCCGCCACTGGCATCTGGGTAGACGTAAATCTGTTGTTGCGGATGCCGCCTGCGGATCTCCTGCGCCAGGGCGTCGGTGTCATGCGCTCCGGCGATCTCATCGATCACGACCAAGCCATTACCAACCCGGACAGCAATGATGGCAGACATGTTGCCGATGTTGAAGTCCACGCCGACACGAATGGGTTCTGATGCAGTATTTGGCGGCTCGGCAATGCAGTGTTTGCTGCGGTCAAAACGGTCATACACCTGCCCAGTCGTCAGGTTGACAAACTCTCCATCGAGGTACGCACGCAGCAGGCTCGGGTCGTAGTTGGCCTCCAGCCGCTCGATGAAGTCGGGTGGCAGGTGCGGATTGTCTGCCGTGCGCATTTTGATTAGCTGCCGGTCTGGCCGCTGCTTGGCATCATCGCTGCCGAATGTGTTCCACATCCACCGGAACCCTTCTGGCGTCGATGCCGCGCCAAACTGCCGCACATTGCCCGAGCGCAAGCGGCCGAGGATCTTAGGGAATGCCTTATTGGCAATGCTTGGCGTTACGGTGTCGATCTCATCAGCCAGCACCCAGGCAAGGTTGAGACCGATGATGCGCGACCAGTTTTCAAAGCTGCGACACAGGATCTTCGTGTCCCCACCTGGCAGGTGCAGCATGTACTCCGGCAGCGGGCTAGCGCGAAATGTGTACGGGATCTCATACGCCTCCAGAAACGCCTCAAAGTCCGTCTGCCAGATGTCCCGGATCAGCGGTCCAGTCGGCTCCATCACGCAACCAATAAAGCCCTGATTGACTGCCGCCAGCATTACGGCCTTGGCGCATAGCGCCCTGGTCTTGCCAGCGCCATAGCCCGCACTGATGCCAAGGATCTGCGTTGCGGTGTCATCTACGAACGCAAGCTGCCCAGGGTGGAGGTCGCTGCGGATGCGGGTCAGCAGGTCAGCGGTGTCCTCGGGCGTCTGCTGCTGCATGAATGACAGCAGCGGCGCGTCGTCGCAGATGCCGCTGACAATGCTCACAGAACCTTGCGGACAATTGTCTTAACGCTGCCATCAGGCTGAACAGCGATCCTATGCAGAATGCGCGGCTCGTCGCCTTTGGGCTTAAGCAGCCGGCCAACAGCCGTAACAGTAGGTTTCATTCTTCGTCAGCGTTAAACAGTGATTCCATCAACTCAGCCTTGACGATCTCTAAGCAGCCGATCAACTCAACGGCTGTCAGCTCAGAGTCGTTCATGGCTTGAGAGACCGCAGCAAAAAAGTCTTCCATGGTGTGACGTGGTGTCGGGGCAACTCTAGCGCCTTGGCTGAATAAATTCCCAAGGAATTGTAAAGTTTTTAGTCCCACCTTTTACAGTGACGCTTTTTGCGTTCACTTTGACAACTTCACGCTCGCCGTAAAGAGTGCCAACGATTTTGTCTCCCTTTTTCAAGCCTGTGTGAGAAGCCTTAACGGTTTCGGCCTTTGAAGCTCTTCCCTTGGCCGCGTCCCCCTTGTTTGTCGTTGCCATTCGCTGCAAGTTCGCCGCCCGCGACCTTTGCTGTTCCGCTTTTTCTTGCAGCTTGAAAGAGCGTTCTGTCTGAGCATTCATCCTTGCTCGGCCAGCTAAGCGGCCTGGCTGCGTATTAAAAGCAGTGTTACCAGCAGTGTTGGCAGCACTAAAGAGAGATGCTGCCTTTGCTTCATTTTTTGCTGCAGCATTGCTAAGCATTGCAGAGCGTGCAGCCCAGCGCTCCTTTTGCGTTGTTGGCTTAGCGGCAGCAGCACGGCTTGCGTTGGGCTTGGCTGCGTTGTTGTCCTTCATCTTCTTCATCCGCTTCCGCAACGCTTCGGAATCGGTTGTTTTGGTCAGCCGAGCACCAGTCTTTGCTTTGGGGTCAACCTTGCCTGCATAGATTGCTCGGGCTCGCTTGGCGACTGATGCGCTGCGCGATGCCTTGCTGTTGGGGCCTTCACCCTCGCGTTTCATCGCGGCATTCAAGTTGCGTGTGGCGCGCCTCTCCCTTCCCACTTGTGCAATCGTTGCTGCGCTAGGAGCCGGCTTGGATGGCCTTGTCTTGCCCTGCCCAATCTTCCCGGCGGCGCCAGGGTCGCGCTTCACGCTGCCCTTAATGGCGCCGGAAGGTTTAGCGCTGCTAGCCCGCATGGTCTGCGTTGCACGCTTCTTGCCGCTGGCAGTCTTAAGCCGGCCACCGCGAGCAGTGGCGCCAGTGCCGCTAGAAGTAAACCTGCCTCGGTTGTCTCGTGCGTAACGACGTGCCATGGCTAACCCTGCAATACAAGCATGTTAGCTAGCTCATTTCAAACCGCAGCAGCCGCGCTTGCTTGTCCAGTGCAATCAGCGCCGTGTTGAGCTGATCCTTCTCGGCAGCGCGGCGCTCGTATTCCATCGCTCGTGCAATGGCCGCTTCAAGCCACTGCGACCGCTCAAGTTTGGCATCAGCAGACAGAAGCTCGCGAGCGCGGGCGATATAGGAATCAACTTGGCGATCACCTATCCCCCAGTTTTCCGCGGCAAATTGAATGATCTGTTTTCTGCTATGAGCGCGCAAGAGCAAGTCATAGACAGCATTTGTGCGCTGTTCTGACTCTGTATTGTTGCACTTGCGCGCCATTGTATTACTCCCGGATTTGGACTGGCATGACCAGATAAGTCTGACCGATGACAACGGGCGAGGTTGAGGTGTTGGCCTGAATGGTAATCATAGTGTCAGTGTATCCCTTCAGTCCATCCATAAGGTAATGGACGTTGGCGGCCAGTTGCGGCAGTTTGCCATCACAGGCGACCGATTCAGCGCCGCTGCTGGTTTCGGATTCGGCGGTCACTTCAATGGCGCCAGCCTTAACGGTCAGTCGCACGATGTCATTGGGTGAGACGCACGCGATCCGCTCCAGCGCTGC